TGGCGAGACTTGGGCCGATGCCATCAAGCCCGACATCATCTGGGACTATGAAACATACGGTGTGACCTATCTCAAGTTTGTGGTAGAGAAGACTGAGGACTTTGACGAACTAGATCGTGCTGTGGCCGAATATCGCAGTCGTGAGTTTGCTGGTCCTGTGTTTGTGATGCCTGTGGGCGGGGTGGTGTCAGTGTACAACGGCAACAGAATCAACGTGGCCGACGAAGCACTCCGACGTGGCTACTGGTATAGTCCTAGACTGCATGTGGATATCTGGGGCAATGGTTGGGGCAAGTGATGATTGCCCCAGGATGGGAGTTCATGATAAGCCCGTTATTACACAAGGCCACTTGGAAACTTTGCTTTGCCTGGCAGCCTCATGTGTGTGAGTTATCTCGCAAGGTCATATGGTTACAAACGGCCTATCGCGGCACTAGAGTTATCACAGGTCCCGGCACACCTGTAGTAGAGCGTTACTGGCTGACCCCGGTAGAATTTGTTATGTGGAGATTAAAAAATGTTTAACAGTTTAAAAAAATGGCTTGGTCAAGGGCGCAAAGGTTTAACTCCTGATCCCACTTTTCCAAATCAGCCGGGCGCCCGACGCCCACCAAAGCCCAAGCCAGTTAAAGTTGCTGAAAAGACCGACAAAGAAATAGCCACCGAATCAGGCGAGCCTTATGTGGCTGTGCTACGAATGGACGTGGATCCTGCCAATCTACATCAAGGTGCATTTGAACTAGACTGGAACGAAATTTTTATTGCTCGACTAGTCAAAGCTGGCTACATGATCAAGAAAGACGATACTGACGCAGAAATTGTGGATCGCTGGTTTCAGAATGTGTGCCGCCATGTTGTGATGGAAACCTGGGAACAAGAACAGGCCATGAACAAGTCTGGCATCTGGGTACGCAGCACCGATATTGGCAATGGCCGCAGTGAAGTATCATGATTTTCAATCACATCAAACAGCTCAAAGCTGATGGCAAAAAGATTGGCATCACTTTCTCCACCTTTGACATGTTGCATGCTGGCCATATTGCCATGCTGTCAGAAGCCAAGAACCACTGTGACTATCTCATATGCGGCTTGCAAACTGATCCCACAATTGACAGACCTGACACAAAAAATCATCCTATCCAAAGCATTGTGGAACGACAGATTCAGTTGGCAGCTTGCCGCTATGTGGATGAAGTTGTGGTTTATCAAACCGAACAAGACCTCATTGACCTTCTTTTGATTCTGCCGCTTGATGTTCGTATTCTTGGCGTAGAATACGAAGAAAAAGACTTTAGTGGTCGATCTGAGTGTTATGACCGCGATATCGAAATTGTGTTCAACAAACGCGATCACTCATTCTCTAGTTCAAGCCTGCGCAGGCGTGTGGTAGCTGCCGAAACTGAAAAAGCATTGCTGACAAAATGATCTTGTATGTGAATGGTGACAGTCATGCAGCAGCCGCAGAAGCTGTGAATCCACATGCCTGGGCCTGCGACGATGGTCTGTATTGGGGGTTGGGACAACAGCCTCATCCTGACAACGAGCGTGTGAGCTTTGGGTGCGAGCTAGCCAATTGGATGAACGCCATACTGTATCTTGACGCACAGGCCGGCGGCTCTAATGCTCGTATCATGCGTACCACACAAGACTGGATACAAACACAAACAGCAGAAGTGCTCAAAGACACATTCATGGTCCTACAGTGGAGCACCTGGGAGCGACAAGAATGGTTGATCAATGGCCAATATCATCAGGTCAACGCATCGGGCATTGACCAGGTGCCTTCGGAATATCAACAACGGTATCAGGAGTTTGTGGCCAACATTGACTGGGCACAATGCGAATCGGACGCACACGATGAAATCTATCAGTTTCATCTATACCTACAAGATCAAGACATTGCACATGTGATGTTTAATGGCAACAGCCATTTTGAGGCACAACCAAAGTACTACAACTGGCACAATTGTTACATGGATCCTTACAATCCTGCTCAAACTTTCGATGGCGTGCTGAGAAGTCGCGGATTTCAAACAGTAAACCCACATAGTTGGCATTTTGGGCCAGATGCCCATTGCTTTTGGGCTGAACATGTGCTACAATACATCAACACCCACAAACTTTTGAACACATGAAATATCTTCTAATTGATACCAGCAACATGTTTTTTCGTGCACGGCACCAAGCACACCGTGCCAGCGATACCTGGACCAAACTGGGTTTTGCCCTGCACCTGACTTTTATGAGCGCCAACAAGGTTGCACGTGATCTTGGAGCAGATCACGTGGTGTTCGCACTGGAAGGTCGTTCGTGGCGCAAAGACGTGTACAAACCCTACAAGGCCAACCGTGCTGTGGCACGTGGTGCCATGACTGAGACCGAATCTGAAGAAGACAAGATGTTTTGGGAGACGTATGATTTGATGACCCAGTATCTCTCAGCCAAGACCAATTGCAGTGTGATACGCTGTGCCACTGCTGAAGCAGACGATGTGATTGCTCGCTGGATCGCACTGCATCCACAAGACGAACACGTGATTGTGAGTTCAGACTCAGATTTTGTGCAAATGATTGCACCCAATGTCAAACTCTACAACGGCATCAATGAACACTTGTTTGCTGTGGATGGTGTCACAGACAATCGTGGTCGACGTCTGGCATTCACCGTTGAGAGCAACAGTAAAATCAAAGTAGGCAAGCCCGACCCCAACTTTGAAGTACCTGTAGACTATCAGCATTGGGCACTGTTCATGAAATGTATGCGTGGCGACCCCGGCGACAATGTGTTTTCGGCCTATCCTGGTGTGCGAGTAAAAGGCACCAAGAATCAAGTGGGATTGACCGAAGCTTTCAAAGACCGTGATCGACGTGGCTATGCCTGGAACAATCTCATGCTGCAACGATGGTCAGATCACGAGCAAGCAGAACACCGAGTTCTAGACGACTACGAACGCAATCGCACCCTGATTGATCTCACAGCACAGCCCGAAGAGATCAAGGCTGCAGTAGATGCTGTGATTCGCGAACAGGTCAGCCACAAAGATGTGGGCATGGTAGGAGCACACTTTTTAAAATTCTGTGGCAAGTACGACCTTGTCAAACTCAGCGATCATGCAGATGCCATGGGTCGTTGGTTGAACTCAACATATCAAGGAGTATTAAAATGATCGAAGCAAAACCAGTTATTCCCGACAGATACTGGATCCTTAAACAGGACAACCGCAAGGTTGGACAAATTGAAGCAGATGACTACGGAGTCACTGTGAAGATACAGAACCGTGTGGCCGGCTACAAAACCATCCGGATGGCCAGTCGAGAAGCCAACATTGAATTTACCAAGTTGTCCAGTGTCAAACCGGCCACTAACCAAGTGCACGGGTTTGAAGTCACTGGGCGTGTGTACAATCCTGTATGGGATGTGAAACACCGATTGCCCCTGTTCACACGAGATACCAAAAGCAAAAGCTGGTATGCTGCTGGGTGGTACCGAGTCAAACAACATCGTGACTGGAAGATTGTGCAGAATCCCAAGTTGATCGCACTACAACGATATGACTATCAAGGCCCTTTTCACACCAAGGAACAAGCAAATGACAAATCTGTTTAGAGATCAAGAGAAATTCATGCGAGCATGCGATCAGAAAACTGATGCGTATGCAATTTCTCAGTACAAGATGTATCTGAATCTAATAGAAGAAGAACATGCTGAACTTAAACAAGCAGTTGCAACCGACAACATGACTGAACAATTGGATGCGCTGATTGATATCCTGGTGGTCACAATTGGTGCTATCCATAGTGCCGGCTTCAACGGCGAAGGTGCCTGGAAAGAAGTCATGAGCACAAACTTTGCCAAGATTGATCGAGAAACAGGTCGGGTTCGCAAGCGTGAAGATGGCAAGGTACTCAAGCCTGTGGGTTGGAAAGCCCCTGAGTTAAGCAGCTTCTTAAAGAAATAATATATCATGCGACTGATCAATGATGAGTACAACGACTGTTGGGTCTGGGTCGAAGATCACAATGAAGATCTAGAACTCAGCCCGCATTTTGACTATGAAGAAGATGCCATACAGTGGCGTGATCGAATGAGACAACAACTAAGCTATGTCAAAAACTCGTGAACAAATTATAACCAGCATGTGCTACACTTGGCGACATGACTATGGGCTAGATCGTCAAGAGCACGATGGCCCGGGTGGTCTGATCACCGCTGGACTGACCGAACAGCAACGCAAAACACTGTGGCAGCAAATGGCGCAGATTTTTGATAATGATATTGTACCTAATATGACTATAAAACAGCCTGTACAGTATGCACACAATTCCTCTAGAACAGACTGGATTGAACCATGAGCCTACACATCAATCGCTTTGTGGATTCAATCAAAGCACACGAAGCACGTGGACAACGTGATTTCACAATGAGTCTGCGTGACGCCAAAGATTTACATGCTGACATTACCAAACTGTTGCTGACTCTGAACACCATGCGAGAACAACACACACAAGACAGCCAGGTGATTGAACTACAGATCACCGGCGGAGACTTTAAAAACTCCTAGTTTATGGTATAAATAATGCTAGGAGCAAACCATGTCGAGACCCAAACCCACAGTCCTGATCGAACACACTGATCGGCACACTTACAAAACTGAACAAGTGCTGGCGTCTGAGGGTGTGTGGGCAGTGTTTTACAACTCTAAACCCATCAACCTCAAGACCGGCAACATGCTGACTCAGTACCCTGGTCCCAAGTACAAAAAGGTCTCTTTCTCTAATCCAGGGCATGCCAAGAACTTGGCCCGCAAACTCAATGCACAATTCAAGACTGACAGGTTCACTGTGGTGTTACTGACTCAAGGAGCTCAGATATATCCATGATCCGAATATATACACATCAAGATGAGCAGAACAAGCCGGTTAGTATTCATGAATTGCACAAAAATTTGTTGTATCCTGCAGCTGATCATACAAACACCAAACTATGGGAAACTGAACAGTTTATCACCACACTAAAAAAACTGCCCCATAGCAACAAACATTTTGAATTCTGTAATTGGGACAAAGACATCCCGATCAGTCGTCAAGGATATTATCTGTTGCACTATGGATCCAGTCGAGAAATCCAGGACAACCTAGGATTTATTTTTTTGCCTCCTGAAGTACGGGATCAAATCAATGACGGTACATTGACATTGTTGGTGGCATTTGTTTTTGAAACATTTGACAATAATATTTCAATTGCCAGCTGGCAAAGTAAGTTTTGTCTTTTGCTGTCTACGTTGGGCATAACTCGGCCAAATTCTGTCAAGGTGTTATTTGGTGCAAACAGCAAAGTCATGCATGAACATTGCGACTGGCGGGTGACCTGGATTTATTATCCTTGGTTCGAAGCATCATTGCAGGCAGAGGCTCAATTTTATTACAAAGATATTAATCAGCTTCCTAAATACAGCCCAGCCGCATCTAAGAAATATAAATTTTTAAGTCTTAATCTTAATCCAAGGTCACATCGCTTGATAATGACTTCTATGCTGGAATTCCTTGATGTGGTAAAATATGGATATGTTTCTTGGCCAGGAACTAATAATAGACTTTTGCCTGCAACTAGTCATTTGAACTTGTTCTCAACCGGTATTAAACAAAATAGCGGTTTTGAACAATTTATGATGTTGAATCATCGGCTGACTGGCACCTATTACAACAGCACTGCTGATACTGATACTGGGCAGACTGCTCCAACATGGTTGTCATCTATGCCGTTGTATCAGCAGGCAGAGTTTGAATTAATCAACGAAACTCATCATCAAAATATCGGTGACTTGATTTTCTTGACCGAAAAAACATTTCGTACTTTGCTCGCCGGCATTCCGTTTTTGTTGTTTGGCAATCCCGGAAGCCTGGCGCTGCTGCATCAATTGGGGTACAAAACATTTCCTAAAGTTTTTGATGAGTATTACGATGAAATTTATGCACCCATGAGATCTGTAGAATTTGTTGCTGGCCAAGTGCACAAGGTATGTACTCATAGCCCTGGTTGGTCTAACCTGTTGTACCATCAGGAAACAACAGACATTGTGAATTTTAATCAAATACATTTCTGGACAAAAATGCATGCTTCTGAAATATGGAAAGCCATTGTTCACAGCAACAACTGACACCAGACCAAGTGTTAGACCGGTCTAGACTCACACAAAGTTGGCTGGATCAACTGGATTCAGAGTTTCGTCCCGATCTTGACAGTGCCATGCAGTTGTGGTGGCGCAACATCAGAGACACAGGGGGCCTGCGCCTAAGCGATGTGGGGTATGCTTGGCTCACACAAGAACTGAAATTGCCACACTGGCGTTATGTGATACCACATACCGGTGCCACCAGCATGAGTCTACAACGACAGTTTACACTGGACCGACACTGTCCCTGTGTGTATTGGTTTCAGGCCAACAGTCGACATTTTGAACTGGTGTTGTTTGACAGCCGCGAAGCTGTGGCATATCAACTGTACGGCGATCTAGATCGATATCTTGCTGCCCTGTCTCGCGGTTGACCAAAAACTCTAGATCGCGTATACTGTAGTTGTAGTAGTTAGTTGCTCAGGCAAAAGGAGCTCAAAATGGCAGAAGTCAGATTTTCCACACTGTACAAAGTCACAGTGACAGAATACGACTGTGGTGTGCAACGAGTTGACCCCGAAGACACCCGGTATTTTACCACCCTGGAAGAAGCAGAAGCCTACAAATATCGCCAGGATTGCGGAAGCCCAGAGTGCTACTGGCGTGCAGAAATACAAAAAATAAGCTAAAGTACACACCGGGTAGTACTACAAAAGTACTACCTTTTTCATGTGCAAAAACGGTTGACCAAAAATGTCCGATTTGCTATAATATACACATACAGAAACAAAAGGAACTTGATATGACAATGCCCGCAGGAAAATACTACATTGGTGATCTGTGTTATGTTATGCACCCTGAATGGGACGAGTTTTGCGCTCTTACCATCAAAGGCAATCAATGTCTCGATGGCGAGTTTGTGCTGAAGGACGGTCGTCGCTTTGCTAGTTTTGGTACAGCCTATGGCGACGGTACTTACCGAAGCAACATTGGCACCGAGCACTCAGTGGATGCTGGCTTGATTGGTTGCATCCGTGTGGAGGACATTCGCGATGACCAATACGACGACATCGAAGAGCTTGGTG